GCTGCCTGCGGGTGGCGTTAGCTTATGGTGGCCAAGAGCGCCAAGCAGCAGCGAGGCCAGCCTTCACGGCGTTTCTAGAGCGCCATGGTGGGCAACTCGTCCCCGGTCAGTTCCCAGCGCCTGTACCCACCCAGGCTAACCTTCGTACCGTCTCCGGCAATTCGGGCGTAAGGGACATCGACAGCCGGCAGGCAACGCGCTCCAACAGGAGGCTATAAGCCTGATAGCGAGGCGCGGAACGGGTTAACTAACCGGTCTACGGCGCGGAGTGGGGAAGCCCCAGCCTCGAAGTTTCGCTGGCATAGCTCAGATGGTAGAGCGCCGTTTTTGTAATTCGGATGTCGCGGGTTCAATTCCTGCTGCCAGCTCCACCACCCAGCCCGCCGTCAGGATGTCTCCTAACGGCGGGTTTTCATTTGGAGAGAGCGATGTCCGAAGACGAGAGGCTCATTTACGAAATGATACTTCGTCTCGCGGCTCACCAGATGGAGCGCGGCCAGCATCAGGAAGCATTCACGTCGAACTTCATCGCGAAGGAGATAGCCAAGGGCTCTCATCGTGACGCTGATCGCCGCCTAACCCCCGCCTAGCCAGAGGCAGATCATTTCGGCCCGTACGCCTGAGCCGTCTCTATTCGCTTCAAGATGTCTGCGTAACTCTCTTTGACCCAGTATTGTTGAGACCCGCCGTTTACGGGTGCGACGGTCTGGATGATACAATTCGGATTGCCGTCGATAACGGCCACGATGTGATCAACGTTGATATGCAGGCTGGCGACTGGCCCGGCCCATGTAGCGTGAATGAAAGCCATCTTTTGTTTCCTTGTTGAGATCCTCATCAGCATCACGCCAAATCATCGATTCTATAAAGGCGTGTAGCGCGGCCCCGCAGATTCCCACAGCTATCCACAGGAGGACAGCATGCTCGGAACGATACTCCTCGTCATCCTGATCATTATGCTGGTCGGAGCCCTGCCAAATTGGGAATACTCACGCGCCTGGGGATTCGGCCCTTCCGGTGGGCTTGGCCTCGTGGTGCTGATCGTTGTCGTCTTGCTGCTCATGGGCAGGATATGAACCGCCCCGTCCCGCCAATCGACATGATCGAAGACACCTCGATCCGGTTCGAGCCAGCGTTCGACCTGATCGAATGGGCAAGGGCATCATTCATCGACGAGGGCGCCGATCTTTTGAACGAGGACCACGCTCACCTTCGCTTCGCCTCGATCGGCGCACTATGGACGAATGTCCCCAACGGGAGACATGGACGACGGATCGTCGGTCAATGCGAGATGGGATTGCCGCCAGCAGGCAAGTGGTCCCGCTCTCGCGTCGAGATGCAGCTTCAACAGTGGTTCGGAGAAGTCCCGCACTTCCTCCTGACCTTCGATGCCCAATATGCAACAGAATGCTCCGACGCTGAATTCTGCGCCCTGGTTGAGCATGAGCTTTACCACGCTGGACAGGAGCAAGGACCATATGGCCCGAAGTTCCGAAAGGACGGCAGCCCGGCGTTTGCAATGCGCGGGCATGATGTCGAAGAGTTCGTCGGCGTGGTCCGCAGATATGGTGCAGACGCCGCAAATGTCAGAGCATTGGTCGAAGCCGCAAACAAACCGCCTGAAGTATCAAGAGCCAGCATCGGCCATGTATGTGGGACATGTCAGTTGCGAGTTGCCTGATCCTGACGGAGTTCTGAGGATCTAATGGCCGCAAAAAAAATGACCGATGAGCAGCAAGCCTTTGTGGTTCAGGCTCTCGCATGCTTCGACAGCCCCAAGACGGCGGCCGATGCACTCAAGAAGGAATTCGGGACAGAGATCACGCCGCAGACTGCGGAAGCCTATGACCCCACCAAACGTGCCGGGCGCAAGCTTTCCAAGAAGTGGCGCGAACTTTTTCATGCCACGCGCAAGGCCTTTATTGAGGACACGGCGTCCATCGGCTGGTCGCACCGATCGGCTCGGCTTCGCTTGATCCAACGCGTCGGTGAGCGGGCCGAAGGGATGGGAAACCTTGTTCTTGCGCTCCAAGCTGCAGAACAGGCAGCGAAGGAAATGGGCGAGGCCTTTACCAACCGCCAGAAAGTTGATCACACGTCCAGCGACGGCAGCATGACCCCGAAGCCAACAGTGATCGAGTTCGTCTCGCCAGAAGTCGATGAAGGTTCGGATTGAGGAAATCCCGAAGATCACGCGCAACTTTGCCAAACCGGCAAGGACGCGGGTCTTCAAGGGTGGACGAGGCTCGGGAAAGACGAGGGGGCTTGCGCTTCGATCCGCGTTGCGCGTCTACCAGCTTGCAGAGATGGGCGTCGAAGGTGTCTTCCTTGCGAGCCGCGAACATCTCAACTCCCTGGACGAAAGCTCCATGGAGGAAATCAAGGCGTCGATCCGGTCGCAGCCGTGGCTAGCCGACTACTTCGACATAGGCGAGAAGTACATCAGGACGCAGAACCGGCGCATCAGCTACGCGTTCGCAGGCCTGAGGCATAACCTCGACAGCATCAAGTCGAAGGCCCGGATCATCGGCAATTGGACTGACGAGGCGGAGAACGTTTCAGAGGTTGCTTGGCGTAAGCTTATCCCGACGCTCCGAGACGAGGGTCCGGGCTGGTACGTCGAGAACTGGGTCAGTTACAACCCGGAAAGCCCTGACAGCGCGACACATAAGCGGTTCATCGAGCAAAAGGCAGATGACTGCATTATATCGGACGTCAATTGGTCGGATAACCCTTGGTTCCCCGGTGTCCTGGACGAGCAGAGGTTACAAGATAAACGTCTCCGACCGGAGACATATGATCACGTCTGGGAAGGGGCGTTCCTCACCCTTACCGATGCGCAGATCCTTGCGGGCAAATTCGTCATTGAGGAATTCGAGCCGCAGGACGATTGGGACGGACCATATCAGGGCGGCGACTTTGGTTTCAGCCAAGATCCGACTGCCGCGGTGCGGTGCTGGATCGGAGACGGACGGCTCTGGATCGAATACGAGGCCGGCAAGACCGCGCTGGAGCTAGACGACTACAGCACTTTCATCGGTGACCGCATCCCGGACTTTGCACGCTACACGACCCGATGGGATAGCGCGAGGCCGGAAGGTATCAGCCACATTCGCCGGCATGGCCTGCCGAAATCGGAATCGGTGGAGAAATGGAAGGGCAGTGTCGAGGACGGCATCGCCTTCATGCGCAACTTCGAGAAGATCGTCGTTCACCCTCGATGCGAGAAGACAGCCCGCGAATGCCGGCTCTACTCGTACAAGGTGGACAGGCTTAGCGGTGACGTTCTCCCGACCATCCTCGACGCGAACAACCACTACATGGACGCGATCCGGTACGCCCTTGGGCCGATGGTGAAGCGCGGCTTTAACTACGGAATGCTTGGGGTCGTTTGATGTTTCTGTTTGATCGACTTCAGAACTTCGTCAGCGGCCTCGGCACAGCCAAGGACAAGCGCGTCGGCACTTCTTTCGTGTTTCAGCCGATCGACCCGCAGCAGCTCGTAGCTATGCACCGCTCGGACTGGATGGCCCGCAAGGTGGTTGACATCATCCCCGACGATATGACCCGCGAGTGGCGCGAGTGGAAGGCCGACGAAGAAGTAGTAGAGGCAATCGAGAAGGTCGAGCGCGCACCGCAGATCAACATCCAGGCGAAGGTCAACGAGGCGCTGCAACTTGCTCGGCTTCGGGGTGGCGCGCTCATCGTGCTTGGCGTCGATAGTGGCCGGCCGGAAGATGAGCTGATCCTCGAGAAGGTCGGCAAGGATGCGCTGAAATACGTCCATGTCCTTGGTCGCGATCAGGTTAGCTACACCGACATCAACCGAGATATCACATCGCCATACTATGGCGAGCCCACGATGTGGGAGGTCAGCAACAAAAGCGGGCAGATGGTGCGGATCCACCCGTCGCGGGTCATCCGCTTCATAGGGGCGCCGATCCTCGACAAGTCGCTTTCTGGCGATGAAGTCTGGGGCGATAGCATCCTGCAGGTGGTCTATGATGCCATCCAGAACGCCGCATCGTCTCAAGAACACACGGCGTCTCTGATCCAGGAGGCAAAGACAGACGTCCTTTATGTTCCGAACCTGTCGGAATATCTGAAGAACCCGAAGACAACCCAGCAGCTCACCGAGCGCTTCACCTACGCCAATACCCTCAAGAGCATGTTCAATATGCTTCTGCTCGAGGGCAACGGAGGCGATGGAGAAAATGCCAAGGGTGAGCGCTGGGAGCAGAAGACGATCCAGTTCGGGCAGTTTCCCGAGTTGCTGCGCCAGTTCATGACCGTGGCGGCAGGGTCGGCTGATATCCCGTTGGTCCGCTTCCTCCAGGACGCGCCAAGCGGTCTCGGTTCGAACGGCGAAACGACGATCAAGAACTATTACGACGGGATCGGCGCGGGACAGCGCAACAAGCTTTCACCGGCGCTCTGGCGCTTCGATGAGTGCGCTATCCGTTCGGCCACCGGCAAGCGTGACCCCGCTATCTATTACGAGTGGTCGCCGCTCTACAGCCAGACAGAGAAGGAGCGGGCAGAGGTCTTCAAGCTCTATGCCGATGGCGCTCGCCAGCTTGTCGGATCGGGAACCGGTCAGGAGATCATCGTTCGCGATGCCGTATCAAAGGCACTGATCTCGCGCATCGAGGAAGACGGCAACCTGCCGGGCCTTGCTGCCGCCGTTGATGAGTTCGGAGAGATCGGCGAGCAAGAGCCATCCGAAGATGAGATCGCCGCCGCAGCCGCCGCACAGGCAGCGAACACGAACGTGACCCGCATGCAGGCCGCAGCGAACGATGCCGCGCCGCGGACGCTCTATGTCCGACGCGACGTCATCAACCGCGCTGACATCGTCCGGTGGGCGACAGAGCAGGGGTTCACGGACATCGTGCCGGATCTCCACGTCACCATCGCTTACTCGCGCCAGCCGGTCGACTGGTTCAAGGTTGGCACTAGCTGGGCAGAACGTCTTGAGATTGGAGCCGGTGGGCCGCGTCAGGTCGACGCCTTCGGAACCGATGGTAAATACAAGGTTCTGCTGATCACCGCTCCCGAGCTGGTTTGGCGTCACCGCGAGATCATCGAGAACGGAGCATCCTGGGATCACCCGGAATATCAGCCGCACATTTCAATCCAGATCGGCGGCGATGTCGATCTTTCCGAGGTCGAGCCCTATCAAGGTAAGATCGTGCTGGGTCCGGAAATCTTCGAGGAGCTTCGAGAAGACTGATGCTCATCAAGACCGTCACAGCAGTCATCACTACAAACAGCGCCGGGCAGACCGTGGAATCGCTGCCAGTGCGCCAAGCTGTGGCCGGTGAGACAGACATAGCGGGCCGACCGGTCGATGCCATCGTTGTAGAGGAGAGCGAAGTAGGTGTCCCGGTCCGGTTCGTGACAGGCAAGGCGGCTCTCAATTCGGCTGGTCAGTGGGTGGATACGATACCCGTGAGTGGGGGGGTGGCACCAATAGACCCGCCTTATCCAGCACCTTCTGGCTACGAGTGGGCTTTGGTCGTTGAAAATGGAAATCAGGTTGTCGAAAGCGGCAATCGCGTCATTGAACTTAAGAGGGCCGCATAATGGCTGATGTTCAGCTTCTCTCGCCGCGATCGGCCGGTCTGCGTCAGGTTGCCGGGCGCTGCATGCCAGCAACCAACCAGAACGGTGCCCTGACCAGAGGCATGACCACGACGGCGCATTTTGTCCGCGAGAAAATCAGCGGGACGCTTGAAATCACTTATCCGAACTATCGGATGAACGGCACGACCGAGCAGACGTTTGGGGCCAGCGATTTCAAGCTTGGGCTCAAGATGCCCGACAATTCCATCATTCTATCGGAGCAAAATGCCGGCGGCGATTATCTCTCCGCAGCGCCAGGAAACGTGACGTTCACTTTCCCGCTGAACAACCCATTGCCCGAAAATTCGATGATTATGCCGCGTGTTGCCCAGCGTAACCCGAATGGCATCCTATGGACGCAGGTTTCCGGAGGCGTTGATAGCGCCTATGGATCGGCCCCGCAGGAAGGCATGGAGATTGGGACCACCGACAACGACAAGACTACCAGTGGCACGATCTCGTTCGCGAACGGCATCTCTCTTTTCCCGCTCGTTATCGCCGCGCAGACGCGCCGTCCGTCAGGTATCGTGTTTGGCACAAGCCGCGAGGTCGGGGACTACATCTCCGATGCTACTCTCGACACTGGCTTGATCAGCAGTATCCTTTGCAAGGTCATGGGCGTTACCAACCACGCCATGTCCGGCACCTTGCTGAGCAACTGGAATGCCGGGACGCACACCTTCCTCAATCAGCTGATTGCCGCGGGCTACTGGACGCACGCATTCAACGAGTACGGGGTCAACGACGTGCCTTCGCTCGCGGCGTCGGTGGTCATAGCCGCCCGAGCCACGTTCGCAGCTGCCCTGAAGGCAGCCCGGCCTGATCTGGTCGTCATCGGCAGTACGCTTTACCCCTATGTCACCACCTCCGACATCATGCTCACGAAATCGGGACAGACCCAGGGCGTGGCGCAGCAGCGTATTTTCGTGCTCAACGACGCGGTCCGCGCAGGTATTGCCGGCGAAGACTTCTGCTGGGATGCCGCCGACGGCATCGATCCGTTCCGCGAAGGGAAGTACCCGGTCAGCCGCGACCCATCAGCAGCTAGCCGCACCCCCTGCCTGTTTACCGGTGCGATCGCCGGCAGCACGTTGACCGTCTCGGCGGTGTCTTCGGGTACCCTTAGCGTTGGGGATGCCGTGGTTGACCCGGCTCAGCCCGTTCAAGGTGCAGTGCTTGCCTCAACATGGATTGTCGAGCAATTGACCGGCACGGCTGGCGGCGTTGGCACCTATCGCCTCAATCGTCAGTTCAATGGTTCTGGTACCTATCCGAAGCCGAACGTTTCTAGCCGTGCACTTTCGAACGCCGGCCTTCTTTCCGGTGACGGTTTGCACCTGCAGTTCTTTGGGCGGCAGCTCATCGCCAGGAATAAGGGGCCGGAGCTACTGTCGCTGATCCGGTAACCCAGCGCCCTGACATCAACTGACCGCCACACAGGCCGCCTCCGGGCGGCTTTTTCTATGAGGCAATGACCATGCAATTCACCGATAAGCTGACGCTCGACGGTGCGATCCGTCGGACGCAGGACGGCTATGGCGTGGTATCGGCCCGCGTAGCACGCGCCGGCAATGTCCAGATCTATCTCGGTTCAGAAGTCGGGATGAAGGATAGGGCCACGGTTCGCGTGTACCGGCCAGAGAGCGAGGTGTTCAAGAAGGACGCCATTGCAAGCTATGCTGGCGTCCCGGTGACGATCAATCACCCGACAAACGGCGTCTCGGCTGACACGTGGAAGGATCTCGCCGTCGGTGAGGTGGGCGATGATGTTCTCCGCGATGGTGAATTCGTCCGTGTCCCGATGATGCTGCGCGATGCAAGGGCCATCAAGTCGGTTGAGGAAGGCAAACGCGAGCTTTCGATGGGCTACGCCGCGGAGATCACCATTCAGGACGGAGTGTCGCCATCTGGCGAGGCCTTCGACGCCATCATGTCGGACTTCAAGATGAACCACGTTGCGATCGTCGACAAGGCGCGCGGCGGCGAAGAGCTTCGCATCGGCGACGGTGCGGATAAGTGGGGCGCAAGCCCTGTCACCCTCGAAGATGGGAAAGGAAATCGGTCAATGACGAACCGAACCCTCATGGTTGACGGCCTCTCGGTTGAGTTGGCCGATAAGGACGCTCAGATCGTGCAGCGCGCGATTGACAGCCTCAACAAGCAGATCACCGACCTGCAGACCGCAGCCGGCGAAAGCAAAGCCGCACTCGTTGCCAAGGACACCGAGATCGGCTCTCTCAAAGTCGATCTGAAAAAGGCGCAGGACGCCGCCCTTAAGCCGGAAGACATCGACAAGCTTGTCGCCGACCGTTCGGCTCTCGTCGAGACTGTCAAGCTGATCGACAGCAAGATCGAGATCAAGGGGACCGATGCAGATCTCCGCCGCGCAGCCGTCACCTCTAAGCTCGGCGCGGACATGGTCAAGGACGCCTCCGACGCCGAAGTCGCTGGCATGTTCAAGGCTATTTCCAAAGATGCCAAGCCGATCGACCAGTTCGCCCGCGTGCTCTCTGACGGCATCAAGCAGAACCTCGATGCTGCCGGCTCCGAAAACAAGGCTTGGTCCGACAGCGTGTCGGACCTGAACGCCTGGCGCTACAAGAAGGAGGCCTGATCCATGCCTATCGGTTACAGCAACAACCTCACCGCTTTTGCAGTTGGCCGTCGCGCCAACATGGAAGAGTGGAACACCATCACCCGCTCGCTCGAAGGCTCGACGGCCCTCGGCTTCGGACAGCCTGCCGTCGCCGGCACGGGCAAGCACACCGTCGTGCCGCTCTCTGCCACCGGCCAGAACATCCTCGGTATCACCGAGGCTGACGCGACCCTGCCGCGTCCGGGTGACGCTTATGCTCAGTACGACAACGTCCCCGTCTGCGAAATCGGCGTGATCGGCGTCTTGCTCGGCGCCAACGTGACGAAGGGCGCTCAGGCTCGCTTCGACATCACCAACAAGGTCTGGACCGGTGCGGCCGCATCGGGAACCGTCCTCACCATCCCCGGCGCTCAGTTCGATGAAGCCGGTTCCTCGGGCCAGGTCGGCATCGTCCGCTACCGTCGCCCTGTCCCGTCTGTCTCGGCATAAGGAGCGCCACACATGAACATCGGACACAACGGCGGCCCGGTCCTGATCGCGGACGCAACGCAGGCGCTCGCCTTCGTTACCGCGCAGGCCTACCGCATCAACACCACCGTCTACGAGCAGCGGTATCCCGATTGGGATTTCAGCCGCCTGATCTACGTGGAAACCGAAGGCGACCCGTGGGCGCCGGGCATCATGACCTACCTCTCGGACATGAGCGGTCAGGCCAACTGGCAGAGCGGAGCCGCGAAAGACATCCCGCTCGCTGACGTCAACCAGGATTTCCAGCTCAAGACCTTCCATCTGGCGGCCATCGGCTACCAGTACAACATCCAGGAGGTCAACGCCGTAATCAACGTCCCGGGCGGCACTCTGCCGAACCGCAAGGCGAAAGCGGCCCGTCTGGCATACACCAAGTTCATGTACGACTTGACCCTGTTCGGATCGTCTGAAAAGGGCCTCGGCGGCATCACGAACTATCCCGGCGTCAATGCTGCCGCCGTCCCGGCTGACGGCACAGGCTCGGTGACGTTCTGGGTCAATGCTGCCGGCGTCGGCACCAAGACCCCGGCGCAGATCGTTCGAGACATTAACCTCGGCATCCAGGGCATCAGCCTTGCGACGTTCAAGGTCGAGCTTGCCGACACCATCTACCTGCCGGACGAAGCCCTGAACTACATCGCAGCCACGCCGTACAGCGCGACGACGATGGAGACGATCCTCTCGTTCGTCATGCGTACCAACCTCTACACCCTGACAACCGGCCGCCCGCTCACGATCCTTTCGGTTCGAGAACTCAGCACGGCTGCTACGGCTTCGGGTGTTGCCGGTACGGGCCGCATGGTCGTCTACAAGAATGACGAGAACTTCGTGAAGCTGCACCTCCCGATGCCTCACCGGTTCCTGCCGGTCTACCAGGACGGCCCGCTCAACTGGCAGGTGCCTGGCATCTTCCGCACTGGCGGCGTCGAAATGCTGACAACGCAGGCGATCCGCTATCTCGACGGCATCTCCCAGCCGCCGGCATAAGCCCGCCTTCCAAGGCGAAGCGGGCGGCATCCGTGCCGCCCGCCAAATTCAATGCGAGGATTTCCAAATGGTAACTGTCAAGAACCTCACGCCAAGCCCCTATGACCTTCAGACCGTAGACGGATTTGCCCGTCTTCCGGCTCTTGGTGAGGTAACAGCGGACTTTACCGATGAGTATCTGGAAATCCTCAAGGTCAGCGGTGCTGTCGAAATACTCGAAGAACCGTCAAAGGTTGACCCACTCGACCATGACGGGGACGGAAAGAAGGGCGGTTCGAAGCCTGCTGAACAGAGCGAAGAACTGACGACGCTGCGATCTGAATATCAGGATCTTTACGGCAAGCGCGCCTATCATGGGTGGAACGCCGAAGAGCTTCAGGCGAAGATCGACGCAAAGCTGGCGGAGTAACCAGACCATGGCCGGATATCTGACAGTAGACGCAATGAAAGCGTATTGGACCGAAGCCGGCTATGTCCTCCCCAACGATGCCGACCCGGTGAAGGTAGCAGCAGCATGGAACCGTGGCGCATCGGTGATCGATCGTTATGAGGCCAAGTTTTCGGGTGTTCGCTCTGGGGGCTATGAGCAAGCGCATGCGTGGGGCCGCGATGGCGCCACCACCTACTATGGACAAGCAATTCCGAATGGCGTTGTGCCGGCGGCAATCGCCAACGCATCATTCGAAGCTGCTTGGCTGGAGTTCGGCAAGCCGGGGATATTGAGCCCAGTCGTAACCGGCTCATCTATGGCGAAGAGGAAAAAGGTCGGTCAGCTGGAAATCGAATACACCAGTTCCAGCGCCACCGATATCGATGACCTCGTGAAGCTAGCCACTCCGGTAGTGACGATCATCGAGGATCTGCTCTGGCAGTTCATGCAGCCGGTCATCCCCGGCGTTCTGGTGGTCTGACCCATGGCTACTTTCGACTATGCAGAGATGCAGGCCGTAGCCGACGAGCTTATCACTGAGTTCGGCCAGCAGGGCGCGGTGACGCGCATCACGCCTCCCGACCCGAACGTGGGTGGAGACCCTGACGAAGACGTTTACCCGGCCAAGCTGGTGCCGATGGCATATCAGGCCCGCGAGATCGATGGTTCGGTTATCCTTGTGGGTGACGTGCAGCTCTACATTTCCGCCGTGGGTCTGGCGATCACCCCGACGCCCGGTGACTACGCCAGCGTCAACGGCAAGACCTACCGCATCATCAATTCTGATCCCAACCTGTATGACGGGGCAACGCCTGTCGTGCACATTTGCCAAGCGAGGATTGCATAATGGCAGACAAGCCGAACCCGCGTTCGAAATACGTAAAGGTTGAAGTGCTGATCGCATTCGAGCGCTACAAGATAGGCGACACTCCCATGCTTCCTCCTCTCAAGGCAGCAGCCCTTGAGCTGCAGGGCATGGTCAAGGGCGCCACCAAGACTGCTGAGAAGCAGATCGCCAAGGCGAGCGCGCCTGCCGTATGACCTACGAGGACCTGCTCGAACGGTTTGAGCCTCGTGTCGCTGCGGCGTTCCGCGAGTGCATCGACGCGATCCGTTCCGGCGTGGTTCTGAATACGGTTGTCGAGGCTCTGGAGCGCGGTGATATTGATGCGGCTGTTCGCGCCATCCAGATCGAGCCGGAGGCTTTCACGGCTTTGGAGATCGCCTTGCAAGAGGCTTTCAACGCTGGCGGCGTCAATATGGTGCAGAGCCTTCCTCAGCTTATCGACCCGGCAGGCAACAGGCTACTTTTTCAGTTCGGCGTTCGCAATGTCCTGGCTGAAACCATGCTGCGAACCATCTCGTCGGAACTGGTCACTCGGGTCACGGAAGACCAGCGGGAGGCGCTTCGCGTCGCCTTTGATGCAGGGTTGCAGCGCGGGCAAAACCCACGGCAGACGGCACTGGAAGTGGTTGGCCGCTTATCTCGTGTCACAGGTCGAAGGGAAGGTGGAGTCATCGGCCTGACATCGCGTCAGGTGGAGTTGGTGGAAAAATACCGCAACATGCTGCTGGCTGGCGATGTCGAAGGCATGCAGGGCTATCTCACCCTCAAGACACGAGATCGTCGCTTTGACCGCACGGTGAGTAAGGCAATCCGAGAGGGTAGGCCGGTCCCGACCGATATGGTTGACCGGATCACAGCCAGGCTCTGGGACAAGAACCTGAAGCTTCGTGGCGACACAATCGCTTTGGAGGAAACCAGAACCGCCCTGTTTGGCGCTCGTGACGTGGCAATTCGCCAGCAAATCGAGAGCGGCAAGATCCAGATGCATGACGTCACGAAACACTGGATGCATTCCGGGTCTGAGCATCCGCGCCTGCAACACGTCGAGATGGCGGCACGGTACAAGGCAGAAGGCGTGCCGCTCGATCAGCCATTCGTGGCAGCTGATGGCACGCTTATCATGCATCCGCATGCTCCCGGCATCCCGGCCCGCCATAAGATCGGCTGCAAATGCCGGTTGGAATACCGGATTGACTATATCGCCGCCGGTCTTCGCCGATATCGCGCAAGGCAAGCTGCCTGATGGCAAGGCTGTCGTTTTCTGCGCAGGTCGCCTCATGGGCCGAAAAAGTGCCAGAAGCGATTGAGGCTGTCAGGAACGAAAGCACGCAGGATACTGTGCGAGAAATGCAGACGCTGACCCGCGAGGGCGGGCGGATGCGTTATGATACGGGATTTCTCTGGTCATCGCTGATGGCATCGACCTCAGCCATGCCACGGATCAACCCGGCGGCTCATCCGGTCGAAGGGCAGATCTACGCTTTCGACTATGGAACGATCGAGGCTGTCATCCTTGGCGCCGATCTGAATGACACGATCTATATCGGGTATACCGCGGCGTATGCCGCCGCCCGCGAGTATGGAGCCAGAGGGCAGCCGCCAGACGCATTCTTGCGCAGCGCCGTTCAGAACTGGCAGAGCCACGTCAATCGGAATGCTCAGAGGGTAGGGAAGGCGTTTGGGCTTCTGTAGCCTGATCCTCTTCTCGCTTCACCATCGAGGCGTTGAGGACGAACAAAGCAAGCTTGGCGGCTCGCAGCGTGTTTTTGCCGTAGTCGGTCGCGCCAGTTTCCGCTGCCAGCCTCAGCCATAGCTGATGGATCAGATCATAGACTTCGATGTCTGTGAGCGGCGGCTTTTCGGACATGTTGAAGGGATACACCAATGCCGTCTGGCGTGGAAGCCAACATCTTTCGGGCTCTGTCCGATCGGTTGCGGACACTTGTGTTCTCTCCGATGCTGCCCATCGCTTGGCCGAACATAGCTTTCCCGGAGTCAGGACAGCAGCTGCCAAATGCTTATCTGGAAGTCACCTTCCTGCCTAACCGGACCAACACCCGAACATTGGCAAGAAGCGGCAGCCAGCAGCATCGGGGCATCTTTCAGGTCTCGCTGCACATGAACAGCAGGGTGACCACAGGCATAAATACGGTGCTTGAGAAAGCCGACCAGATCATCGAGCACTTCCCGCTGGGCTTTAAGCTTTTCGAGAGCGGCATAGCAGTGAAGATCTACCGGAAGCCGTATGGCATCCCCCAGCCGCCTCGCGACGGGTGGTTCAGCATACCTGTCACCATCGAATACGAAACTTACGCACCCTAACGAGGAGAACGCCAATGGCGATCACAACCGCAACCGGCACCCGCTGGTTCATCGGCGGCACCACCGCCATTGACTACACCACCGACGCTGGAGCGATCGATGACTTTGAAGCCCTGACCTGGGTAGAGATTGGCGAGGTCGAGGATGGCGGCGAAATCGGCGATGAATCCTCCGACGTCACCTTCCAGTCGCTCGGCGACGGCCGCGTTCGCCATCTTAAGGGTGCTCGTGACGCTGGCACCGTCTCTCTCGTCGTCGGCGACGACCCGCAGGACGCTGGTCAGTTGGCTATTCGCGCTGCCGAGCAGACGAAGTTCCTCTACAACTTCAAGGTCGAGTACGAAGATGCTCCGAATGCTGATTTTTCCAACAGCGTGGACTACTTCCGCGGGTTGGTTATGTCGGCACGCAAGCAGGTCGGGCAGGGTGATAACGTCCTCCGTCGTACCTTCTCGATCGGGATCAACACCGCCGTCCTCACCGTCGAGCCGGCAGACCTCACGCCGTAAGGAGCGCCAATGTCATTCGATCTTGCTCAGTTCGATACCTTCGATTTCGATCAGGTCTCCGAACTGGAAATCATGCATCCTGTAACGGGCCAGCCGCTAGGTCTGGTCGTTGGGGTCCGTTCTTACCGATCGGAGACTGTGAAGCGGGTCCAGCGCCGGCTTGGCAACGCCGCGATCCTTGCCAACAAGAAAAACCCGAAGCGTGCCGGCACGGTCGAGGAGGTCGAGGAAAAGACCAACGAGATTGTCGCTGCCGCCGTCGCATACTGGAACATGAAGAACGACGGAAAGGACGTTCCTGCCACGCCTGAGAGCGTGATGGCGATCATAAGCCAGCCGAAGTTCTTTTTCATCGCTGAGCAGATCGATACGCGCGCCGATGAGGACGCCCGTTTTATGACGCCCTCGCAGAAGAGCTGATCGACTACGCGAGGGCTTACTTCCTGCCCCGGCGTCGGAACGCGCCGGAGCCGGAGCTAGCCGATGACCTTGTCTATGTATGGGAATGGTTCGTTGAACTACACAACACTAGGCAGGTTGGTTTCTCGGCAAACCCTATCAGTTATCGAGAGATAGAGAGCTTCTGCAGGCTGACGGGGGCAAGCATCGCGCCTTGGGAAGTATCGGTGCTGAGAAGAATGGATCAAGCAGCGCTCTCTGTATTCAATAAGGCCGGGGGCCAAAAGCCACCGGCGGACTTGGAAGATCAAAAGGCCGCTATACGCGGGGCGGCGAGGGCTCGTCGGGTGGTGCCGCGGTAGGGCGTTGCCCGATGCTTACCACTTGCACTCACTCCTGAGTGGTTTGATCGCCTCCGCAAGACCTGCAATGTCGAAAGTAGCGGTGAATGGGCTTTCACTGTAAGGCGTCATCCGGGCAACAAGCTGACCTTTCCCAAGCATCTGCTTTATGACCGGAATTGATTTTCCTCCAGACCATAGGCCTAGAGACCGATTGTTGGTCGAGGCGCTGGCGCTCATCGTCTTCGCCTTTTCGGAGTCGATGCGGTATTCCACGTCTCCGTAACTGTTATATTCGCTTGAGGTCATGTGGCAGTTCGTAACGAAGATGAGAGACGTAGTGCCCTCGTGGCACCTGACCTGAAGCGTAATTTTAGCGCCCTGGTTCCATCCGCAATTGATGACCTCTGTCGATTCAACGGACAGAAAGTAAGAAGTCTGATCGGTCATCTTAGACGACTGAGAATACGCCTCCCATTTCCCTGCAGGAGGGGTCTCCGTTTCAGCCTTCACCGTCGGTGTTCTTCCGGACTCCTTATCGTAACAAGCAAGCCGGTCTAGGTCGCCCTCGATTTTGGCGCATGCATTGTCTTGAGCATTTGCGGCAGAAGCTGCGAATAATGCGACCGCAGCGGCAAGTAATGATTTCATCGTTGTCTCCCTTAGGTTGAGCGACGCTATCCAAACCAAAGGAAATGTCTAGTGGCTGAACTCGCTACCTTGGGGATCGAAGTCCAGGCTGCCGATGTTGATCAGGCAGCTTCCAAGCTGGATAAACTTTCGGGCGCAGCGAAGCGCGCTGAGACCGCTGTCGAGGGGCTCGGCCCGGCAACCAGTGCGGCAGGGAGAATGGCATCACAGGCTGCGAATGCGACCACCGCCCATACAGCTGCGCTTAATGCTCAAACTTCGGCCGCTACAAGAAGCGCAGCAGCCCTAAGGGTGCAGTCGCAGGCAGCCAACCAAAACGGCAGGACTACAGCGGACACGGCAAACCTTGCAGCGCAGGGTTTCGATATCGTCACTACGGCGGCCGGAGGTATGAGTGCGGGCCTCATTGGTATGCAGCAGGGCCTGCAAATTGCTCAGGTTGCTATGGCCAGCGGGGGAGGCTTTGCGCGGTCGTTGGGTGCGGCTTTCGTCGGAATGCTCTCGCCGGTGACGCTGTTGTCGGTTGGGCTGACCACTCTGGCGGCTGTTGCTGTTCAGTCTCTCACCTCGTGGTTTTCATCTAGCGAAGAGACAAATCTTTCCCTCGAAAAACAAGGGCAACTCGTGTCAGCAGTAGCCGAGAAGTGGGGAGCGGCAACTCCATTGATCAAGGCCTACGCTGATGAGTTAGACCGGGTAAAGGCTGCAAATGATAGGCTGCAAGCTGGCGACATCGTGGCGAAGGCGCAGTTCGCTGACGCACAAAATGCCATAGCATCTGTTTCATCAGAGTATGAGCGAATGATCGCCGTTCTAAATGCTCGTCCGGATACTGCGCAGTACGCCAACGAAATGACCTCGGCATTTCAGTCGCTCGTGGCTAAGCTCGCCGAAGGGAACGCCACATCAATCGACGTTTCGAACGCGCAAAACGCCCTACGCAATGCGCTTACGTCAGGACAGCCTGAGGTTGTTGCATTCGGCAATGCGTTCCAATCGATTTTACCGATTTTGATGAACGCGGCTAATGCTATGGCCGCCATCCGACAAGAAGCGGCCGGGGCGACGGCGGCTACGAACGCCGCGCTAAACAATCCGGCGACATGGCGAGGCGTCGGAAATATCGGGTCGGGTGACGGAAACATACAGAACGGCGGGTTCATGACCCCCGAAACAGGACCTACTCCTGGCCGCCGACCGCTGATAGAACTGGAAGGTCTGCCGAAGATCTCTGGCGGGAGACGTTCCGCAGCCAATGAGAACTACGAGAATGCCATCCGCTCGTCCCAAGAACGGACGAAAGCCATCCAGGCAGAGACGGCAGCCCAAGCCCTCCTAAACCCTTCGGTAAATGATTATGGTTTCGCTGTTGCCAAGGCGCGCGCCGAGGCTGATCTACTTGCTGCCGCCGAACGTGACAAGAAGGCTATCACACCTGAACTGAATGCCCAAATCCAGCAGACCGCCACGGCGCTTGCCACGGCCACTGCTGCACAGGCCCGCCTGACGGAAGAGACGAAGAAAGCTCAAGAATACACCAACTTTCTGAAATCAACGACATCTGGCTTCGTCAACGAACTCAGGCAGGGCCTGCGTAGCGGTGAAGGCTTTTGGAAAGCCTTCGGAAATGCCGCGCTAAGCGTCCTTGATCGAATCACTGACCGCCTTCTTAACCAAGTCATGGATGCCATCTTCCAGGTCAACGGCGCAGCGGGCGGCAGCAGTGGTGGCGGTATCTTCGGCTTCATCGGAAGTCTGTTTGGTGGCGGATCTGGTGGCTTCGCAGCCCTCCCATCCGTTGGTCCTGTTCCTACACCGCGTCCTTTCTCTGACGGTGGTTATACCGGAAATGCTGCTGCTCATGTTGCCGCAGGAATTGTCCACGGTGGCGAATATGTCTTCTCCAAAAAGGCTACCGACCGGATAGGCGTGAAGAACCTTGAGGGCATGCATAAGCGCGCCAAGGGCTATGCCAGCGGTGGTCATGTGTCCCCGGTCGTGCCGGCGAACAGCAACGCGGCTGCTGGTGCAGCGCCGATCACCATTGACGCCCGAACCACAATTCAGGCCAGCGGCAACGCCGATACGGACTCAGAGATGCGCAGGTGGGCCGCTAAGCGTGACGCCGAGTTGCCGGGACGCGTCGTCCAGATCGTCAAAGATGCTCAGAAGCGGAGAGCCATCTGATGGCGATCATAGACATGCCTGCATTGGATCTTGTCGAGAGCACTTTTTCCCTTTCGGAAGGGGTGACATCATCGCCGTTCAACCGCGGGATGGCCTTCAATCTGAGCGAGGTATATGACCGAACGTGGCGAGTAAAAATTGAGACGGCGCCCGTTGATAGGGCTGATCGGCAAGTGTGGCACGCTTGGAAGCTGTCGCTTCGGGGCGGGCTAAACCGCTTCCGGGCCTCGGACCTTGGGCAACCCGCGCCACTTGCCTATCAAGGCGCAAAGTCTCCATCGAACATAGCCAGTGGCTGGTCTGGCAGCGGCTCCGTAAGCTCTCTTGGCAGCTCTGGCGCCCTGGTCTTGGCCGGCATCCCGTCCGGCTACAAGGCCTCTATCGGGGATAGGGTAGAATTATCCCAGAATGGCGCCACCGCTATCTATGAAATTTTGGCTGCAGCTACCGCCTCGTCGGGCGGGGCGCTGTCCCTCACGGTCGCCCCATTTCTGCATACGGCAACATTCACAGTTGGGGCTTCTGCCCGTCTGTGGCGGCCTCGGGCAGTGTTTGTCATGGACCACTCGACATGGTCGCATCAGGTGGTGGCGAACCCGACGTCGATCACCTTTGAAGGTTATCAGGTTCTTAGATGACGCTATCGAGTGAGGTCAAAGCCCTCTACGACGAGGGGCGAATCAGCACGCGCCAAATGCTGCGCTTTCAGTTCGGATCTGGTGTTTATGGGTTCATAGCGCGCGCCGAGCCACTGACCTACGCCGGAGTCACATACCAGCCTTTTGGTCTTATTGAGGTATCAGACCTTGGCGGCGGGTCTGGCACATCGGCTGACGGAAACTTTACGTTGACGCTGGCAGAAAGCTCTGATGACGGGCTGACGCCCGAGATCCTTATCCAAATCGAAGAAGAAGACTATCGCGACAGGCCTGTGGTCGTGATGGATGCGCATTTCCATCCTGATACGGGCGAGCTGGTGCAGGTCGAGACGGTCGCTCGCGGTTATCTCGATGTCATTCACCACGAGACCGATCCTGACTCCGGTTTCAGGCTCACAGCTCAATGCGAAGGCAGACAGCTCGACTACAGCCGAAAGAACGGCCGATACCGTTCGGTCGCTGATCAACGCCGCCGATCAGCCAATGACAAAATCTTTGCTCATGCCGCCAAGGCAGGGCGTGAGGAAGTGTTCTGGGGACGGAAGGCCGGGAAGACCTGACATGACACGACATGCTGACTGGGAAGAACGCCTCAACGACGTTGTGGCGAAGCATCAGGCTGTGCCCGGAGAATGGGGAAAGTCCGATTGCTGGATCATGGCGATGGACGCGATCGAGGCGGTGACCGGTGAGCGGATACTTCCGCATCTCCAGAGCTACACAACCGAGGCTGAAGGCTACAAGGTTTTCCGCAAGGCTGGCTTCAAAGCGACGGTCGAGGAAGCACTTGCCGAAGCGCTGGGAGAGCCGATGCCGCCAGCATTGGCGCAGCGCGGCGATGTGGGTGTGATCGAGCGAGACGGCAGCGTTTCCTGCGGCGTCTTTACCTCGATCGGATTTGCGGTACGCACGATCTATGGCCACGTCGACCGTATCGCTGGCAAGCGCGTTGAGGTCACGACCGGGTACGACATCCAGTTCCTGCCGGTCACTGCCGTCGCCAGGGCTTATAAGGTTCGATAAATGCCATTCATCTCTGCTGCAATCGGCGCGATCGGCGCAGCGATAGGCCTTGGCTCGGTCGGTATAGGCCTCGCCACAGCTGCCGCCGGTATCGGCCTGAATTTCGTCGCCGCAAAGATCCAGGCAGCGCGGGCGAAGAAAGCGGCAAAGCAGTCGTCCGGCACGCAGTTCGACAAGGAATATGGCGAGAACGTCAGCCGCAAGGCCGTTTGCGGTCTGGTCGGAATGGCCGGTCACGACGTCTATGTGAACACGTACGGGAAGTCGAACAAGTACCTCGAACAGGTCTATGTTCTGTCAGACTATCCCTGCGACGGTCTGTCGAAAATCTGGGCCGGCGGCAAGCGGCTGCAGATTGAGAGCGAGGACGGCAAGAATTACACGGTGACCTCTGGCGACTATGCCGGCCGAATGACGTTCGTCTTTTACAACGGTACGCAGACCGCCGTGGACGACGGACTGGTCAACAACAGCAATCCTTCTGGCCGCTGGGATGGTGACAATGTCGGTAGCGGCATCTGCTACCTCATCGTTCGTATGACCTACAGCCAGGAGAAGCTGTCGCAGTTCCCGGAATTCTTCTTCGAGATCCGCGGAGCTCGCCTCTATGACCCGCGCAAGGACAGCACGGTCGGCGGCTCCGGTGCTCATCGGTGGGGGCAGTACGCCACCTATGAGTTCTCCGAAAACCCGATCGTGCAGGAATACAATTACCGCCGCGGCTTCTCCTGGAACGGTGATCTGTTCCTCGGCATGGACATGGCCGCATCGGATCTGCCGCTCGATCGGGTTTTTACAGCCATGAACATCTGCGACGAGATCGTCGACGGTGAGCCGCGCTATAGGTGCTCTATCATCCTTGATGCCGACGTCGACCACGGCGACAACATCGACGCTATGATGACCTCTTGCGGGGGTATCGTGATCGACAGCGTCGAAGGATCGTGGCCGCTGATCGGTTCGGTTCAGCCGATTGTCGAGACGTTCACCGATGACGACCTCATCAAGACAGAGCCGGTCCGCTTCCAGCGTCGCCGCTCGATGGCTGATCTCACCAACTCCGTTTCCGGCACATATCTGGATCCGGGCAATCTGTGGTCGCCGGTGGGGTACGACACCCAGAGCGATCCGACACAGGTTGCGATTGACCGCCGCACACGTGATGTCCAGATCAACTTCGACACCGTGCGCAGCAAGCGTCAGGCCAACCAGCTGGCGTCGATCTACTACAATGAGAACCGTTACGAGGCGACGGCCGACATCGTTCTCCGCCCTCGCTTTCAGACAATCAAGGTCGGTGACTGGGTCCGCTGGAACTCGGCGCGCTACGGCAACCGGATCTACATGGTGCAGTCCCGCTCTATCCAGGCGCTGTCGAGCGACGGACCTCGCAATGTTGTCTTGTCCCTGCAGGAGCGTGATGCGGCCATCTATGCAAAGGCTGGCCTTGTTGCTCCTGTCGTGCCTATCCCGAACGGCGATCCGGTCTATCTGAATGAGCTTCAGGACTGGGCGGTCCTCCCCGTCATCGCCTCTGGCGCTGATGGCCGCGCCTATCCCGCTTTCCGCTCCTCGTGGGCCGCGATAGACGACGTGACTGTCCGCTCGATCTCGTTCGAGTGGTGGATTGCCACGGAACCGGCCAACAAGTTCCGCCGGCAGATTGAGCCGGACGAGACGATTGCGTTCTTCCAAGAGGGCATTCTTGGGCTTACCGACTATGTCTTCCGGCACAAGCTCATTGCAGACCGGACCACCAACTGGTCGGCGCCGATCATGGTCACGTCGCTCGATGCCGGTATGGATGATGTGACGGTTGGCCTTGGGCAGGTCCGTGACGATATCCGCAACCGGTTCGAAGAGCTGCAGGCAGCGCAAGACGAGTTCTGGCAGCGCATCGAGGACATCACGACCTCGTTCTCGCTGGAAGGTGCGGTCGGTCAGGTTGATCGGCAGAAGATCCGGGCCGAAGTTGGCAAGGCCTTTGCCGAGATCAGCCAGGAGCGGCGCGTCCGCATCACCGATCAGGAAGCACTTGCGCAGCAGATCACGGTCGTCTCGGCGGGGATTGCCGGCGCGCTTGCTCGGATCGCGACAGAAGAGACCGCGCGGGCCACCGGCGACAGCGCGCTTGCCTCGACGATCACTGGCGTTCGTGCAGATGTCGATGGCAGGTTCGCCGAGGGGCTTGTGCAGTTTCAAGCGGTCAGTGCGCCTTCTGGTGTGGATGCCCGGTTCGCGGTGATGCTGAAGGCCGGAACATCTTCGGCGTTTCGCCAGAGCGGCTTCTTCATCGAGATCTATACCGATGGCGGCACGCAGAAGAGCCGAATGGCGGTGCAGGCGGATCAGTTCGTTGTCGACAACGGCGGTGGAACCTCTGTCTATCCGCTCGTCTTCGAAGGCGGCATCCTGAAACTCCAGGTCGCCAATATCGGAACGGTCAATGCCGGTCTCATCACAAGCCCGAACGGCAAAATGCAGATCAACATCACGGCAGGAACGATAGTCATCAGCTCATGACAAGAACGCTTATTGGACTGGATAGCCAAGGAGTCGCCAGCGTGAAGATCACCAAAGGCAGCATCAACCCTGTAACGGAGCCAGACGCAAATCTGGCTTCGTTCTACTACAATTCGAAGTGGTCGGCCGACATCAAACTGAACGCGATCGAGACGACGCGATCTCCGACCAACCTATCGACCTACGCCGTCTATACGCCGTCCGGATCTAACTCGAACACCTACAAGAAAGTCGTAGCCGACGAGAATGCAGGCTTCGAGCGAGATGAATACAAGGTGTTCATCAAGAACTCGTTCTTCAGCTACATGCCGTATTCCATGCCGCTCTACGACCTTCGCTGGCGGCGGCTGTCGGACAATCGTTATATCGAATTCAACCGCATCGCGATCGACGACGGTGACGACAATCTCGGACGCGAACCGGAATATTACCTAACCTTCGATGCTGGCCGCTCGGCATGGTATGAGGATTATAACGAGCCGGTTTCCAGCCTGGCGTCACGCATAGGAAGTAACCCTGGCAACGGTCTCTTCTATCACGGATATCGGGCACTCCTCGGAAGCACCGGCGACAGCCGCCTATATGAGACCACGGCCATCGTCTGGCGCTTGCCGGGCAACAATGTTCCGTTGCTGGATTCCACCCCAAAGGCGCCGGTGCCAGGTCAGACATCAGTCGAGATCAAAAGCACGGCCTTGAGGGTGGCGAAGCCGGGATATGACGTCGCGACCGCTCTGCCGACCCAGCTTGCTTTCGATTCGTCGGGCCGACCGCTGTCTATCATCTATGCGGACGACGTTTCGATCGCGCCGGGTGTCAGCTCGGTAAACATCGGGTTTGCCACGACGCCGGACATGCTTGCGGACATGTATCCGTATACCGGCAGCGTGATCACATTCCCGATGGCCCGCGAGCGCCGATCCTTGAGGCTGGACTACTGGTTTTCGGGGAACAGCATTTTCTTCGATAACAAAGAGACCTTCTCGATGCGAGTGAGGTTTCTCGTTCTCGCCAATGACCAGGAGCCACTGAGCAGCGGCGCGAACAACGTGCTTCGTCAGTTCGCGGCCGGAAGTGAAAACGTTGTCCAGTTTCTGCGACCCGGTGCGGGGAACCCTCCAGCGCTGAGGGATATCGTCGTCGACAGCCGTTGGCCGTGCCTGCAGATCCTGAAACAAGGGTATATCACGACCAAGACGAACCCCAACAGCGGCGGGATAGGGAC